GGAATAAGAGACAGGTCTATAAGGGCAATCTTACCTTGGTTAGCAGCTATAAGTAATTCTGTTCTATACCATAAAGTAATATAAAGATAAATCCAAGGAACTAATCTATCCATTAAAGAAGTCGCCTTTGAATTGTTTGCATTATAAACAGTTCCTACAATACCAGATTTACAAGCAGAAATATTATCCAATCTTCTAAACTGTTGCTCCCTCGGCCCTATATCAAGATAAATATCCGACCCTATTTTAATTCCATCCCAATATTGATTTCTCCATTTCCAAGTAACAGTTTCATTTGGATTACCTTTATCTGGTTTATAATCCTCACTTACTACATCTTCTTGATATTCCCCACTTTCATCCAAGTAAGTTCTAAATCCAATTTTTTGTCTTGACTTCCATATAACCCTACATCTCCTTATATTACCATCAGCATCAAGGTAGCCAGAACTATTTTGTGAACCGCTCAGTTCTTCTTCTGTCTTTACATAATCCCTATCAGGTAATCTAAAGAATTGATCCTCAAAAGGAAGTTTATCCTGACTAAAAGATTCTAAATCACTAATCTGCTTAGGAGTAAGTTCTTCGTAATGTTCATCTATAATTTTTCCAATAGGTAGGTACTCTTCCAATACTATAACATCACAATCGTCAATTAAATCTGAATTTGGAGATAAAAGGTAATAAGCGTTTAAAGGATTAATTCTTCGGGCAACAGGTTCATTAGAAACATTAAGAACTTCATATAATTCTTCTCCCGCAAGAAGTGCATCTTCCCAACCCACTTGAAAAACTTGTTCAAGATTTAATTGTCTTTTAAGATAATGAAGAATATTGCTTGCAATTGATTCTCTTATGTCTTGATAATCGTACGTATAATACTTTTGAATTTGTTCTAATGCTTCTCCTTGCGATGCTTCTTCTTCGCCCTCTACGGGAGCAGCAAGCGCATTCTGAAGAGTAGAAAGAATAGCATCTTTTTTTGCTTTTTCTTTTTCTGAAATTGCGTCTTCATTAATAGCACGTACTATAAAATTAAGTCCTCTTTTAGCCTCTTCTCCAAAAAGAAGATTAAAAATAGGAGAAGTAATATCTCTATACTGTAATTCTGCAGGAAAACTCATTTCTTCAACGTTAAGCGGTTGAAGGCTATATGTCATATCTTTCTTGTCAAAATGTCCATTATAAAGTCTATAATTTCTTATTTTATCTTTTCTTGCAGACCTTCTGGCAGATACATCCAAAACAATAAGACTAAGACCTGCATCTACACATTTCTTCCCCCATTCTTCCCCTTTTAACTTACGTGATAGACGTTGTCTTGGAAGCCCACTAATATAATTTGATGTTGCCATAATATCTAAAATTGATAATTAGATTCAAATACCTTTGTATTTAAACTTTGTTTGTTAAACAGATTACGATTGAAAAATGGATCATCTAAAATAGTTATAATCTCGCTCTGTTTTGTTACTTTTTGTTTTCTCATTTCTGCTTCAAGATAAAGAGTCATAATAAACGCATCAACTCTATCTGTATTTATATCATCCCTATAAGCAATTAATTCTTTAAGAAGAGGAATAGACCTTATCGTATGAAGATTTGTGCTTTTTCCATCATCATTTCTTTCTTCTACAAGCCATGAGTTTATTAAATCTTCTCCATATTCTCTAAGTCCCACAGTCATATGCATCCCTTTTCTTCTAATTACTTTAGAATCTTGGATGATATCATCTATAAGTGTAGGTCTATCTGCTAATAGGTATAAAGCATTTTTAGATTCAAAATAATCAAATATGCCTTTTCTTTCATTCTCGTAAAGAGCACAGGCATTATAATAGGTAATTAACCTTCTTGATATTTCGTAATATTTTTTAGATGTTTCAGGTCTCCCTGTATATTCTGCTACTATCTTTTTATTTATCCTATCATAAATTATTGTAGATCCCAGAGAACCTGTTCCAGACTTATCCTGATCATATGGGTCTATCCCTCCAATATACATCCCATAAGGAACTTTACCTGCTTCATCAGTATAAGGATGATTATAAATTACAACACATCCTTCAGTAAGTGCCCCAGGTTTTAATGGGTAATCATTTATTGGAGCAATACTTGTACTTATCTTCCATGTAACTTCTCCATCTTCTTCTATAACAAGATTTCCTATGTAGTCAGCATTTCTTATTCGTTCATTGGCTTCTAAATAAGCAAGACGATGCTTTAGGTCTGCAACAGGGAATACCATCCCCCCCAAATTAACAATAGCTTCAGAAGGCTTAAAAGGCTTCTCTGCCATATATCTAATTATTGCATTCTTATCTCTGGCACCCTTAATAACTTTTTTACGTTCCTTTAATTCTCTTTCCTTCGCTCCAATAATATCAGAATTTCCATCTTCATCATAAAATCCTTCTGTGTTTAAATATTCTGGGCTAAAGAATCCACACTTTGTTCCAATTCGTTCTTCGTCCCAAACATTAGGAATTGTGTAAACATTATAAGGTTCGGGGTAATAAAATAGTTCTTCTAAACCTGTAAAGTTAGCACCTTCGGAGCCCCCTGTACCAAATGCAATCATTGTGCCAAAGGTAACAGCACCTTGCTCCATAGAATTTCTTGCAATCTGCCAAGCGGTTAACAAAGAAGGAAATTTACCAGCTTCTTCAAAAAGAATAAGTTTACCCCTTTTTCCTCTAATTCTATCAGGATTGTCCTTTAGAGATAATCCTAATATCTCAGACTTAAAACCTTCCTCAATTTTAATTCCATCTTTAATTTTTTCAAAAGAAGCCCTCTTATGCATATCCTTATCCTTGAATTGTCTTCTCTTTGACCATATAGTATTAGCATCTATAAAAGCCATATTATCCCAAGCCTTCGTAAGTAATCCATCAGACGTAAGATATTCCTTCTCAAAAGCAACTGCATAAGATTTAGAACCAGGAATAAGAAAATAATTTCTATTTAGCATAGAGCCACCTTTAAAACTAAAACCGCGTCCACGTGTTTTCACTACTGCTGCATGAGACCCCTTTTCTTCAGCCTCTTCTAAGTAATGAAAATATTCATAATCCCCATCCCAAACTTTTGGAAATCCTTTTATTCTCTCTCCCCTAATCCTTGATTCACCTTGTACTTGCTTGTCAGATTCTACTATATAAATAGGAGAATAATTAAGATAAAAATAATAGTAACCAGGAATCCAATCAAACCCCAAATTATATCCTTCTAAACATCTTCTTCTCTCTTCTCTCCAAAACTTCATATAATTACTACTACTCATATCATTAATAGGATATCTGGTATAACAACCAAACTCCTCAAAATGAGCAGCAGATAGTCTAAAATTTTCGGTTCTACTTAACATATTTAATTTATAAACTCTTTGGGTCTTCCATTAATCCAGCTTCTCCCCCGCCTTTTATTCTCGTATCTTCCCCAATTTCTTTTTTAACCTTCTCTCTTAAATCATCAATACTCTTCATTACACCCCCAGCGTCTTTTAAACATCTTGTTACATCAGTTGCTTTATAAACAGGAATACCATTTTTAGTTCTTTCAGCAAAATTTACATCTTTAAAATATCCTGTCATAGCTTCCAACGCATCCTTAGCAGCTTCTAAAAAGCGCATAGAGGGAGTGTTTTGTAATTCTTTATATTTTTCTATTGCTACTTTACATTCTTTACTAATCTTCATCGCTCTGTCTTTTCCCAAGTCTTTTCTTATTTTGTCTTCTCTTGTATCTTTTGAGTAAGCTTGATAAACAGAGTTGTAATCACAAAGAAAATAAATATAAGCAAAATCTCTTAAAGCATATTCTTTCTTTATAGTTTTATCTCTTTTCCAAATAGCTTCAAATTCTGGTATTAAAAGTGCCTCTGGAAGTACATCTACACGATTATCTTTAAGAATTAATAAGTTCATCTATTTTTTTAAACCAATTTTAACCTTTAACTCAGTAATTTCATTTTGCAACCTTATTATCTCATGATTAAACATCTTTTTTTGATACCCAAGTTCTTTTTCTAATTCTTCTATTTTTTCTTTTAATGCTTGTAATCTTAATCCCATCATACTACCATTTTTTTAGTTTACATTTTTCTTGCATCGCCCTAGTCTTCGCAGACAAAACACAGCCACATTTAGTACAAACGTTTAATACATTATATT